TGTCCTTGATTGCGTTCATCAGTCTTTGTCCTCTACTTGCCATGTTTTTTTCCTTTTATTGTTTGTTTAACTTGATTTTTACATTTGCAAAGGTAAGAAATTTTTTTGAACTGACCAAATGTTTCTTAAACTTTTTTTCGCTTTTAACATTTGTTTACCAATTACCTTGCTGGTTTTCAAGAAATTCCTCTATTGAAACCTCTTCCTTGATGTCGGCTTCCAACTTATCGTCATCCACCTCGTCATTATAAGTGTAATCGTTAAATGTCTTACCACTTAGAGTGCAGAGATACTTATCATCCTCGGTTACTTCAAGTCCTTGTTGGGTTTCAGTAACTCCGTACCCTAATTGTGTTGTGTGATGTTTTATCATAAACTTTTCTTTTTAGTTGGGTAATAAAGGTGGTGGGATTGTTTCACCCACTCACCTTTCCATATACTTACGCACTAACTGCGACAGCCTCAACCTCGCTCTCTTGCTCGGTCTTTGCGATACCCAATGCAGTTGCAAGGCTCTTAAAGTCAGTAACCTTTGGGTTTGGCTCGTAGTTCTTCAACAAGTCACGGAAATCCTTTGTCTTTGTTGAATACTTGTCATAGTAACGGCACAGCACATGAGCGAGATTTGCGTTCTTGAACAACTTTTCGTTCTTGTTGTGCTTTGCGAAGATTTTGAGCCATGAGAGAATGGTCTCTGCCTTTTTCTCGTCAAACTTCTCATAGCCGTGCGCAAACACTGGAATACGATGTGCGTTCTTGCCGATGGCGAAATACACAAGGTATGTCAATGGATAATTGTCATACTTCTGTGAGAGAGCAACGAGTTTCTTGCAGATGTCAATGTGCAAGGCACGCATATCCTTGTACTGGGGCAATGAAAACCACTTCTCCATGCCACAACCCTTACCACTACCACTCTCTGCAATGCGAGTAATACGTGCGCCAAGAGAGTTTTTCTTTTTTGCTGTTTCTGCTTTCATCTTTTCAATCTCTAATTTAATTAGTAATTTAATTGTTTATCGTTTTCGTTTGCAAAGATAAGAAAAAAAATTGGAATAACCAAATCTCAACTGGCTTTTTAACACTTTTTTAACAATTAAACACAAAAAAGGGTAAAAAGATTGCTCTTTCTACCCTTTGTCAAAAATAATAATGCAAAAAACAAGTTATTCTTGTCTAAGTATCTGGCTTTCCCTTTCTCCACCGATGGTAAATTGCCTTATATCTGCATCTTCAGCAATATCTCTTGCCTTGTCAAGTGCTTCACCCTCATCTTCAGCATTAACATCTACAATGATTGATGCATTGTAGTTAAGTTGGATTGTATATTTTCTCATAACTAATAATAGATTAAAATGTTAGATTTATGTTATTATACGTGTACCTCTACACCATCTTTATACAAAGTATTGAAAGATATTAGAATGTGCAAAATTGTTATTTGCTCAACATCAGTTATTCCACCAATGTATTCAATAACTGCATCCGAAAGTTCCTTAGAGTCTTTAACAGCCTTTAATTGTGGATAGAACATATCAAACCTATGTCCTCTATAATTCTCACACACAGCAAAGCCATCATATATATCAAAAGGTATGGCACTCTTAAACCCCTCAATATTCAGTTTTTCGGAGCATACCTTTTTGCCGTAGGCTTTTTCATAATACTTTAATTCGTTTTTCTCCATTTCTTATTATAAGTTTAGTTTTGTAACATTTTTGCAAAGATATACAAAAAAAGCAAGAATACCAAATAAATGGTACTCTCACTTTCGTTAAAAAAACTTAAACCCCTCATTGAAATTCTTGCAAGTCTCATTCCGATTAAATGGCTACCCATTTATTGTTTTTACAATCTTATGGATACGTATATGAGGTATAATTTCAACTTAGGGTAGTTTATTTATAATACTTGCTTATCCCTTAATGTAAAAGCCACATCACATATATTGTTCATTGTGACACACTTCTCTCCAAGCAACCTATCATCACTACTATATTTGTAGATATGAACCCTTGTTGCCCATTGGTCTAACTTCTTGCGAAGATAAGATGTGACTTGAACCCATTGTGTTAATCCATTCACATAGGTTGGGTCTCTTGAACTTCTTTCAATTTTTAATGAATATGTCATAATCTTTAATTATCGTTTTACATTTGCAAAGTTAAGAAATTATTTTGAATTAACCAAATTCCTTAACCAATTTTAGCAATCCCAAACTATTGCATCATAAACGTAGTCAACATCATCGCTTCCGATGAAATTGCCATCAAGCCAATAGTCACAATCCTTGTAGTCCTCTTCTACGATGTGGATTTCAATTACACCACCACCATCGTTAGGTCGGAAACGCACCTTATCCACAAGAACATTAACAAGGTCATTATGCCGACCATGAATGTCAATGCGCAGACCATCCTCTTCTTCATCATCACCTTGAACCTTGTGTTCCTTGCCACTCTCTTTCAAATTATCAAAAATGGCATTGTGATATGTACAAATGGCTTTGCCTATCGCATTACTTAGTTCACTTAATTCTTCTACTGTTTTCATAATCTATAATTGTTTAATTGTTTTTTTACTCGCCACCAAGAGGACACTTTGAACAATCTACCTTATCCATGTCGCACAAGGCACAAGGCTTAATAGGTTTGCCACAATTAGGGCAAATTTGCACCTTGAATATTGCTTTCAGTTTAACCTCTTCCTCGCAATTTGGACACCATTCAGTAACACTACCTTTTGCCATAATCTATACTTGATTTGAATTAAAGTATTCCTCATTTGTGAGAAGCCATATCTTTAGACCAACTGGCTTTCTACCCTTAGTAACGATTTGGCTCTTTGTATATTTCAAGCCAGTTTCTTTCATCTTCTGCTCAACAAGAACTTTATCTTCTCTATTGCAGATTTGTTTTTCGTTGAATTGTCCTACGTAAACCATAATCTATAATTGTTATTTGTTTAACTTGATTTTTACATTTGCAAAGGTAAGAAATTATTTTCAATCCACCAAATTTTTTGTGTTAAAATTGGTTAATAACCCACAAGTGGGGCAAGATACTTGTTTATGAAACCACACTCTTTTAGGTTTGGGTGCTCTATAATATAAGCCGAACAAAGGCAAAATATAACCCCACTTACAGCCAAAATCAAACCACTAACAAGACTATCGTCAGTCACTATGCTTGCAACTGCACAAGCAATAAGGAAAGCAAACACAATGTAAAATTTATTTACCATAATCTTATTTCATATTAGAATAATTTGCAAATGCTTCTTCAATTTCCTTTTTTGGTGCATGAAAATATCTCATACCCCTTTGGATATTGCTCTCAATTGTAGGAAAACACTTCGTTGTGGAAAAGTTACGTGTTGATATTATGCTCTTACTCACACCATCCGTTTTGTCAAAAGCAATAACTTGAACACCCCACCTATAAACACGTACCTTCAAAGTACGAACCATAATGTTAATTCTATAAGATGTTTCTATTATTTTCATAATCTTTCTATTGTTTTAATTTGTTTGTAATTTGCGCACCCTAAGAAAGTGCGCAAATAAGTTGTCTTGGTGTAAACCACCCCTCTTTGTCTTGCCCATCAACAAAGCGACCATGCCCCAAGATGGAGGTCTCCCATCTTCCTTTTATTTCTCCGTTGATTTCATCAACGATGATTTTTTCAAAGGGAGTTGTAGCCATATTGGTATTTATAAGTTTTACACTCCAAGCATAGTAACCCATACAGCAATCATGCCCATTGTTGCAGTATGCTGAAATTTTCCAATTAAAACCATACTTATTTAGGAAAGAAATTTGGTCAAGGAATTTTTGAGCCATTGCAACCCTCTTTTCTTTGATTTCTAACTCTTTGTCACGTTCAGCATTTCGTGCTTCGTTTTTTGCGTTAATTCTGCTTGTGTAAAGTTCTTCTAAATTTGCCATAATCTTTCTATTATTTTCATAAGTTTAATGATTTAGCACTCAATTTCTTTTACCTCACCAACGTAATGGTCACCAGAAACCTTAGTAGGAACACCCTCATCCTCGATAATTACTGCAACCTCACGCAGACTATCAGCGGTGTAAAACTCGTCACATAATATTTCAACCTTTATCTTCTTCATAATTTTCTATTGTTTATTTGTTTAACTTGATTTCATTTGCAAAGTTAAGAAAAAAAGTTGGAATAACCAAATATTATCCCAACTTTTTAACCTATTTTAAGCCACTTTCACAACAAAAGGTGTATTTGGCTCTCTAAACTCACGTTTGCCATCAGCATTGATAAAGTAATCATTTGCTGTTGTGTGATAGTGCAAACCCATGATAGAACCCTTTGGGTCTAAATAACGCATATCGTAATTGTTTGCGTCAACCACATTGTATCCCATATAGGTTTTAGGCAACCCACCATAGAACACCACAGCAACCTTACCACCCCTCTCCAAGAACTTCTTGCACTCTTCACCATTGTAGCCATCGTAACTAAAGGTGACATCAAAGTTAGGGTATCTATCCATAAGATTTATTCGGTTATAAACCTTTGTATAGTCATAGAACTGCACATCTGGAAACATCTCCAAGATATTCTTTCCACTCATGGGGTCTTTGAACAAGATAGGTGAAAGGTCACTTGTGCCATTGAGACGCACCGAAAACTCCATGTTCATGCGTTCTGCTTTTCGCTTGTACCTCTTGATTTCATGCACAAGCACTTGCATAAAGGTCTCCCTATCCTTATAGAAAAAACGTGTCTTACGGATGCGAGAGCGCATAACAGCATTATCAGCACCATCCACGAACTCCTTTATCTTCTCCCTACCACTACGCACAAGGCAACTCTCATGGCAATGTTCACCACCACCACACACTTGATGCCCACTTAGTTTCCAAGGTGCAAGGTAAACACAATAGGTCATTGTACCATTACGATAGGATGCAGACATCTTAGCAGAGTGAGCCACATTACCAAGATATGAAACACCCATCATTTCCAACGCACCTTTTAATGTAAAATTTTCCATACTCGTTTTTTGTTTGTTTTTTGTTTGTTAATTATTGATTTACGTTTGCAAAGGTAAGAAAAATATTTGAAACAGCCAAACATTTTAACCTATTTTTACAATTTAAGGAAAATTTTAACATTTTAAATAAAAAAATGGGTCTATCTTCACAGACAAACCCATAACAAAAGAGCAGTTATCCGATGAATTCTACCTTTGCCCTCTGGTACCCACAATCTTTTCTATTGCAAGAAATGTTGTTACCACTTAGCAAGGTATCATCGTATGCAAGGAGTATCATATCATCGTCTATTCTCTCTCCACAATTAGGACAAGTAATAACAAAGTCCTCATAGTGATTAAGAGGGAAGACGTACACACCAAGCCAGAGCAAGGTTTTTAGTCCGTTTGCGCTCACTTCACCATCATAGATGGCTAACACATCACCCTTACCATCAAGGCTTTGTTTAAGGGCTAATATGTCGCAATCTATGGCTTCGTTTACGAGGTTGCCAATGACACTATCAAATATCAGTATTCTAATGTAATATTTCTTATCCATAGTTTATTATTGTTTTTCAACCCAAGTTGTCATTTCACAGCAATCTTTGCAATAACACTCGTCACTTTCATCCCAACCGAAAGTTTCTCCACTATTGGGATTAAACCACATTTTTTCCAAAATGTTGCTTGACCCACACTTTGAGCAGACAATCTTTATTCCATTTAAACTATTTGCCATAATCTTTATTTATTGTTTGATTTCATTTGCAAAGATAAGAAAAAAAGTTGAAACTACCAAAATAATTTCAACTTTTTAACATTTATTGGGGTTTAATCAAGTTCAAAAAACTCATTGATTTTCTTAAAATTAAGAATTTCGTTTTTATCGTTAGTGACCCCTATTCGGTCAAATGCCCAAATACCGACACGTTCATCTTCAATGTAATAGTCGCCACCACCTCTTCCATTGCCAAATGCTGTAAGGAGGGGGAGAGGATGCGCTTTCCAAACACGCTTGTTATGGCGAGGAATGACGCAATATTCCTTTTTCGTATAGTTTACAAGATACTTGAAATAAGGAATGTTATCATAAGGTGTATTCTTATCACCCCACACCTTTGGTATTTTGGTGGGCAATTTTCCGTTGTCTTTATCAAGCCACGTAAGTGCTTCATCATATATGTTGTGATTACCAAGTGTACCCTCAACATCGTCTGCATAGTCTCCACACCAAACAAAAGGATACCCCTTGAATTTGTCCGAAAGAAGATGTTCCACACTACGAACATAGGAATTGCCGATGTATGAATGCTCCATCAACTTTGCCCCATTTTCAAAATCATAGGAAGATAAAGCAACCTCAATAGTATTTTTTGCTTGCTTCCAATTCTTTTTTAATACACATGCTTTGTAATACTGACCCATAATCTTTAATTATTTTAGTTTGACTTTTGATTTCATTTGCAAAGATAAGAAAAAAAATTGGAATAACCAAATATTATCCCAACTTTTTTATATTTATTTAATTTCTTTGTGTCTCCACTTATTGACAAATGTGTACTCATATTGCCCATAAATGTGTTTCCTCAAATATTCCAATGAACCTTGCAAGGGCTTTATGCCACTCCACTTGTGACCCATTCTATTGGCATAATGATTAACCTCTCCACAAGCAATGCCACTACACCAACCTCCAGCGAGCAAGTTTAAGGCTGTCTCATAGTCATTGAAACTCTCTTTGAGGGTTGCACCCACACTATCTGGATACCCATCCCAATGGCAATATATGCCGATGTATTCTCCTTTGAGAGTGACCTCCTTTGATTTCTCTTTTGCACTCTCGTCACGCCACACCTTGCCATCGTCATATCTGTATATCCAATCACCCAAAGGCAAGGGTAGTTTGTTTGGGTCAAACTTTATCTTTCGCCCAATATCTTCTTTACGGACTTTGATAATAATTCTTGATGGTGTACTCATAATTCTCTATTGTTAATGTTTATCTATTCAAACGCACTCTCAAACTCTTCAAAGATGTCTAAGATGCACTCTGCGCACTCTTTGATTTCACC